CGCAGGCCAAGCATCATGTTGTCCCACGCCTCGTTGGGGCCGAGGTAGTTGAATGCGGCCAACTCGTCACACCACACGAAGGATGAGTTGATACCACGCAGGCGGTCATACGAGTCAGCAGACACGCCCCTGATCTTGGAGCCGTTGCTCAACTTGATCAGGTGGTCTTGTTTGTTGTAGTCCACCACCAGTTCATCAGGTATGCATTCGAGCAGTCCTGACGGCCCTTCAAAGCAGGTGAATTTCAAGTCCCCCGAAGTGGGAGCCAGAACGATGCTCATCGTGTTTGGGTGAGTCCATGCCCACCACCACAAAGCCTCGGCGGCACTACGAGTTTTTCCCGCACCACGGCCTGCCAGCATTAAAAAAACTCGGTAATCAATTTCCAAGTCTGGCGGTATCTGGTACGCGTGCGCCCGCTCTATCCAAGCGGCGTGAGCGATCTTTGCGATGCGGTCGTGCAGAGGGTAGGCGTTGAACTCCGCCTGCACCTCTGGGTTTTCCAGCATCTCAGCCAGCACGCTTCTTCATCTCCATGTTGCGGATGATCTCAAGGAACTTGTCAGCAGTCGCGTCCTCGGTCTTGATGGCCGCTCCACCTTCCACGCCCTCGACGGCCACACGGTCGCCGTACTTCTTAGGCTTGAGTTTCATGGCCGTCCACTTGCGGGCCTCGATACGCTGGCGCTGGTAGTTGACGTAGCCAGAGTCAATCTTGACATCAAGCACGTTGCCCTCCTTGTCGCGCACCTCCACGGTCTCAGGCGACTCGTCAGCGATGGCAATAATTTCGTCGGCCAGCGTGTCGGCCTGCTCTTCGCGGGCGCGTGTGTAGTTCTCCGCGAATTCAGGGTGGCGCAACAACCACTCGTAAACCGTAGACTGCGCAGGCATCCCTGCATCCCTCAGTATTTGTCTCAGGCTCTCTCCCTCTGCTATGCGTATACAGATGACAGTAGCAAGGTGGTGGTTGTATGTGGTAGGAGCGCCTACTGGGTTCTTTGCGGGCGCGGGAGCCTTTGCGGGCTTGGATGCTACCTTGGCCTTCCCAATGGCTTTTGCGGCCTCCTGTGCCGCTCTAGTGTTCTTTGCGGGCCTCTTTGGCCCCTTCGGTGTTTCTGGCATGACCCATATTCCCCATAAAATCGAATTGATCTCAGTGTAATCGATTCGCTTATGGTTCGCCAGATGTGGGCTGTTGATGGCCGCGCTGATCTCGGCATTCGGTTCTCACGGCTGGGTAGAGGTCTTCACCGAAACCCCCGCACTCGAAAGTGGGCCGCTGAGTCGCGCATCAGCCTGCGCATTCACCAACACGACTGGGGATTGGCAGGTTCCCTACCCTGAATATGGGACTGCACCCACAACTTCAGTTCTCGGCAATCCCCATGCGTGATGGCTCTCGGCCCCAAAAGCCGAGAAACCCATTCGGTTTTATTTCGCTTGCGCTTCGCTACATAGGTTCTTGACATACGCGCTGGACACCTGCTTCATGCAGTCTTCCTCATCCAGCGTGAAGTCTGGCACCCACATCCAGAACATCAAAAACGCAATAAACATTATACCAATAATTAACTTTTGCAACACGGTCTCCTCTGGTAATTGTTGACTCGGAAGGTCTTTCATCATCTCATCAATCTCCTGCTTGTTCATCACCATCCTCCTGCTCGGTCTCGATGGCCGTATGCTTGGCCTCCCACTCACGCTGGATTTGGCGCTGGCGCTCCTCCTCTGCGCGTTGCTCTGGCGTAATGGCCTGCCACTGCTTGAGTAGGTCGGCCTCTATCTGATCCATCAGGTTGCCCATGTTCATGCTGTCACCTCTTTTGCCAAGATTGCTTGTAGGCCAGCCAACAATTGCTGGGCCTCGTCACGAGTCAGCACGGTACTCATGCTGGCGCTACGGCCTTGCAAGTGCAACCACGCACCACCGTCGTCCCACTCAGAGACCGACACGCGCACACCATGCTCGGTCTTTACTGTCACTTCAATTTCGTTTGTCATAATCGATTCGCTTTCAGTTGGTTATTGATTCGGTAGTGGGGGCCGAAGCCCCCTGTTGTTTTAGCCGATGAGCAGGCTCACATCTTTGACATCTTCCATATTGGCAAGACGACCGTAGTTGCTGATGCTGTACTCGATCTGGGCCAATGTAGGCACACCCAGCAGTGAGTAGTCCACGCCTTGAATGCACTGGCTGGTGCCCTCGTACCAAGTCAGAGTGACCATGAAGCCCTCGACGCTCTCTACCGTGCGCACTTGCGCTTCTGGGCTGTCGCTAGTCACAACCAGTTGGCCTGCGTAGATGTCTTTGAGTTTGATAGATTTTTTCATTTCGCTTTTCTTTCGCTATTAACTGACTATGCGGAATTGCTGTGTCAGTGAAGATAGTGTAACACGATAATTCACCTTGACAATACTTTTTTAAATTATTTTCTAGGTGCTTTCCCTAGTATTCGCTGGCGTCCTTCATCACCTGCCTGTGGTCGGCCTTGACCTCCTCCACCAGCCGCTCGTACTCGTCCCTTGGCACATCCACCGTGATGTCTTTGCTGTAATCGTCGAACACAAACACCTCGAACTCTTCGGCGTAGTCTGGGGCGTCGGGGTAATTCAATTCCGCTGGAATGTAGTTGTACCCCACGGTCACATCCTGCACGGTCTCGCCGTTGTCAAAAGATACGACATCCTGAAATGTGCGGTCTACAGTTGATGCTCTCATTTTGATTCTCCTTACGCTGTTAACAATGAAGCCAGATGCTCTGGGGAACCTTCGCGGTACACGCCACCAACGAAGGCATAGTAGGTCACGCCCTTGGCGCTGATCAGCACGCCCACTGCTGGGTGCAGGTCTGTGCGTGGTGTGAACTTGGCAATGCGCTTGGCGCGTGCGGCGTTCTCTTTGGCAAACCGTGCCTCGAAGGCGTCGTTCTCGTTGCGCTTTTGGGCCATTGCATCTGATAGGTATTTCATTTTAATTTCCTTCGCTGTTAATTATTTGTTGCGCTTTGCGGCCAAGTGGGCTACAGCATCAGCACGAGTCTCAAAGCGGCCACCGATAGGTGTGTGGTACTTGCCACGAACGATGTACCAGCCACCAAGCAATGGGATGTGCATGATTTTCACTGCGCCTGTGCCTGCCTTACGGGGGGCTTTGTTTCTGTGCAAGATTTCTGGGCTTCCGATCATTTCGCTTTCCTTCGCTGTTAGACGACTGCTTGATTGCTGTCGTTGGTGAAAGTATAACATTAACTTGTGAGGTCTGTGCAAGCCCCTCACAAATTATTTTGTAGGGACTTACCCTAATGCCACTTCCAGCACTTTTGGGCGCTGGATAACGGTCTGCTTCACGCCGTTGTAGACGGTGTGGTCTTTGACGCTGGCTTTGATTGTGTGTGTCTCACCCTTGCGGCCAATGAGGCGACCAGCGCCCTTGTAGGTGACGGCGTTGCCCTGCTCGTCATGGGCAATGGTGATGTAAGTTGTACCGTAGAAACCTTCAATGACAATGATGTGTTCCACGGTAATGGTCAGAGTGACCTTGTCGCCAATGGCACCGATGTGCTGGCTGTTAGCACGGGCAAACTCTTGGCGCTCGATCACCGCGAAGCAGGACTCAGTGGCCTCGACTTGACGGGGAGACAGGTTGCCCCATTGGGCCAAGTTCTGGATCATGCCGCGCAGAAACTCATTGTCACCCTTGTAAGCCTGTAAACGGGCCACCAAGGCGCTGTTGGCATCGCGCCATGCTTGGGTAGTCTCTTGACGCTCTGCGGCTCTCTGAGCGCGTTCTGCCTCGATTTGTGCCTTGCGTGTCTCGCGGCGCTTCTGGGCACCAGCCTGACGGCGTGCGCGTGTGTGTTCGGCGCGAACTTCCAAGAAGCGATCAATGCCCCAGCCAGTCTTGGCAACGCAATCGCAACCGACCTTAAATTGCTTTGCGCCAGCAATGGAACCCTTGATCCAGAACTCCCAGCGGATGCCTGTTCCGCAATAGTCGCAGACGCCGCCAGCCTTAGTCGTGCCGTCGCCGTTGTCCCAGACATTCTCGCTCACGCCTGTACATGAGAAGGGTGCCTTGCCGAGTCCTGCTTTTTCAAATGGGTGTGTCATGTTTCGCTCCTGATTCGCTGTCCTGCACATTGCAGTGGTGAAAGTATAACATTAACTTGAAGGGGGTTTACAAGTCCCCTTCAAATTATTTTTATTAGGACTTTCCCTTAGTCCTTTGCAGGCTGTCCTGCTTCAAGAATTTTGTTGGCCGCACTGAAAATGCGCTGGGCTGTCTTATCGGTGATCTCCGCGCCCTGCAACCAGTTCTGGATGTAGCCACGGGACTCGTGCAGGCCGGGGAGGTCGAGCAACGCGCACAGAATGTATGCGACGCCCTCTGCCTCTACTTCGCGCACATCGCGTGGTGTGCTTTCGCTGTCGGACAGTTGGCCTTCTTTGGTGTGGCCCAACACCACATGAGCGATCTCATGGAAACGGGTTTTGTGGGGCAGAACGGCCACAGGGTTGACCGCGATGTTGCTTGCCACTGCATAACCTTGGCAATTGCCATCGGTGTGATTGAACGAGACCTCTGTAACGCCGAGAGTCTCAAGAGCCTTGGCCTTGTCCCATGATGGCACCACCACCTCGTTGACAAAGTCTTCACCTTCTGTCTGGCCCAGCACAAACCAGTTGTTTTTAAGGGTGAACAGGCTGAACACTTCGCCAGTCTTCTCGCCTGCCTCGTCCTTTTTGCTGATGGTGACGGGCATTACCAGCGCGATGGCCTTCTGGCCCTTGGACACCGAGCGGCCAAGGTCTTTCCACTTTTTGAAGGTGGCGATAGGGCCAACAGGGATGTCGCGGGCGACGCACTGGCTGTAGGCCAGCAACTGGTTTCCGATGCTGTAGCCGTGGAATGTGCTGTAGCACTTGCTGATGATGCCGGGTTGGTTGATGGCATCGTTCAAGAGTTGGGAGAAATTTGCTTTTTCCATGATTCGCTTTCTTTCGCTGTTACCTGCTTATTGCAGTGATGATAGTGTAACACCGTATTTCACGATGCAAGCACTTTTATAAATTATTTTGTAGGTACTTTCCCTAAGTCGTATTTGCCCTGCATTTTGAGGCGGTCGATCAGGTCTCGAAGCAGTATGTTCTCATCGCCATCATGCTCAAGAGCAAAACGCTCGATCTCCGCGACGATGTAGTCGCACCCGTGGTCAAAGCCTTTGATGTATTCGCTCATGGTGGTCTCGCTCATTATTTTTTCTCCTGAAGGTTGGCCCATTTAAATTGGTCAGACATCATCTCGTCAAAGTCAAAGTGCTTTCCAAAGCAACCGCGAAACGAAACCTCGTCGGCCTCAAAGCCCCATACCCTGTTGTCGTAGATGTGAACGGCAGATGGCACGCTGATCTGACCACTGACAAAGTCTTGGCCCTTCAGCGTTGCACGCCAGATGCCAGAGCGGTTTGACTTTGACTCGATCAAGTCCCAATGCTCCAGCAGTGTGTAGGTCTTGCTCTTGAGCATGAAACGCGGGCCAGTGTTCTGCACATCAGCCCAGCCATCAGCATCACCGTGCGTACTAATCCATCGCAGGCACAGCGCAAGGTGTTGACTCATCTTTGTTTTGTAGACCTTGCCCCACTTGCCACAGCAAGGGCAAAACGCGCCCTCGCTCTCGATGGCCTTGTTCCAGTTGTGGCGCATCTTGCCAAGAAACGCGCCCTCGCCATCGAACATATCAAATTGATCGATCATGCTGTTTCCTCGATTGTGTCTGTAACAACAAACTCACCACGATCACCATTCCATGTGCAGTCTGGCAGTGTGATCTTGAAGAACTTCACAACCTCCATGACCTCGGCCTTGGTCTTTTTGTAGTCGCACAGTGGTGAACCTTGGTTGATCAAAATCCAACCGCGTTCGCTGTAACTCAAATAAATTTTAGGGTCGTTCATATC